CCATTAATTGAAACAATGTTTGGCTAGGCTCTTTATAAGGTAAGGCCATCAAACTTGTACGGATATCGCCTCCTGGAACATCAACATCTCTAAATTCTCCAGGTTGTAATGGTTCAGCGTCATCAGCAATTCTTAATCCTCTTGCTTTAAATCCAGCTGGTAAATTAGCTAATGTTCCTGCATCTATCAATTGTCTTAGACTAGAAGTCGCAGTTCTTGATAAATTACCCAATAAATGAATTAAACCAAAGCCATAGAACCCTAGTCCTGGAGTAAATTTGTATTGAACGAAATGTTGAAGTTTACTTTTTGTAGGGTCTTCTTGATCATAATTCCTGCGTATAGATAAAATATCATTCGTATCATTGCATGTTGTCACAATATACGGGAGTTTTATTCCTGTTTGTTCTCCGTCTTCACCTACATCAGGGAAATCTTCTAGATCTAAATAACAATGGCACTCGTATAAAGTTACATCATCATCTGGTCCTGTTCTACTTAATCCTTCTAATTCATCGTATTTATCAGAAATATCACTAGAATCTCCTGCGTTATCAGAAATTTCCATGTCAATGTACGAACCACCTACTTGAAGTTTACGTAATTCATTTTTAGACATACGTAAAACATGGGTTACTCTTTCTGCTGATCGTAAATCTGTAGCGGTGTAAGGTACAATCACATCTTCTGCTGGAACAAACTTGCTCACAGGTCTTTGTAATGTTTCATCATTATAAACTTTTTTGAAAGCACTTCCTGCTAATCCTAAAAAATATAACATTTGGTCAAGTTCTGGTTCGTATTCTTCCATTTTGTACATGATTTGATAATTCATATATTCTTGAACACGGATAGCTTGCGATTCAAGTTCTGGAGTTGGGGTTCCTACGATTTGAGCACGCACAGGACCTCCACTTGGAAGCATTTCTTTATACGCTCCTGCTTGGAATTGTGTCACCGCTTCATTTAATAAAGGATGTATTACTCCTGTTGCTCCCTCGAAAGGTGTTGTACGGTTTTCGTATTTTAATCCAAGGAGATCTAATCCTTTTGTATAAACATCTTCCCAATCTTTTCTACTTATTCTATCGTCTTCTACTAATCCTGATAAATCACTAGCAATTTCTGTTAAACTTGATTCTGGTAATGTTTCTGCAAGGTTCCCATAAAAATCTTCGGGTTCAGAAACCGTTGTTGTTTCTTCGCCAAACATTATTTCTGCTCCACCTTCTTCGTCTTCTTCGATTTCTATAGAAATATCTTGGTTTAAAAAATCATCTTCAGCAGCAGAAAGACTTAGCTCTTCTTCCGATAACATAATATCTTGAGGAGCTTCTACTAAAGATTTTTCTATATTACTTGGACGGTCTGATTCAGCCATTAGTAGTATTTCCTTTTATTAACAATAGTGATTTTGTCTTCATAATAATCTTCGGGGTGTTGTATAAAGCCCCCTTCTCTAAATCTTCGCAACGCTTGTGTAACTGTATCAACGTAATCATCATGTTCTCCTGCAGGAAAAGCAGCACATTCTTCAATTACTTCCTCTGCCCATGTAGTATCTGGAGCCCATACTAACCCACTTTCGAACAAAGGCGCAATAGAATTTACTCGAGTAAATTTATCATTACCTCTACTTGGACTATAATTCATGACGGGAATCCCCATGTTTCGTAGCTCTTGGGTCAATGGCATACCACTCGCTTTTGCCTCAATTAATACACATTCAGGATCCCAATACTTATATTCTTCTAACGCAACTCTTCTTAAATCTGGAAAATCCCAACGGTTTCTTCTTGCGTCTACCATGATAATATTTGCAGGTCCTCCTTCGTCTGGATAAAAAACACCCCACGTTGTTATCGCACTATAATCTGCAGACTCTTGTTTACTAAACGCTGTATCATAAGATTGCATCACATACGATAAAGGGGGCAGCTCTTTCTTTTCCCAAATGTTCCACCAGTCTCTTTTTAATATTGCGGATTGTTCACTCGTTGGATTTTGCTGCCACTGAGCTTCCCATTTCGCTACCGACAACGATCCTTTTACCGCTAATAAATCTTTTTTATCCCAGAACTCAGGCCATAACGGTTTATCTTCTGGCATTAGCGCAGGAAATTCTACCACTTCCCATTGGTCCGCTAAGGGATCTCGGCTTTGTTGGCGTATTAATTTCCCTGTTAAATCGTTCTCCGCCCATCGCGTCATAACCAAAACAATGGAACCTCCAGGTTGTAATCTTTGTCTCGGTCCAGAAGTATACCATTCATACGCATGTTCCATAGCACTCGGACTTAATGCATCTTGCTCAGAATGGGGGTCATCAATTATTAATAAATCCGCTCCTCGACCAGTAACCGCTCCTCCCACACCAGCCGCAAAATACTCTCCGCCTTTATCCGTTTCCCAACGACCAGCCGCTTGACTATCCGCTCGCAAATTTACCGCTGAAAATACTTTTTTGTAATCCGATGAATTCATCAAGTTCCTTGTTTTCCTACCAAATCTAAAAGCCAACTCTGCCGTATGCGTTGTTTGCATAATCTTCAAAGTTGGTTTCTTTCCCATCAACCACGCAGGTAATAAATAACTCGCGAATTCAGATTTCGTGTGTCGTGGTGGCATGTTCACGATCAAGCGTTTCAACTTCCCACTTGCCAATCTGTCGAATTTTTTGCTTATGATTTTATGGTGGTTGCCCTCTATAAACTCAGGCCACACGCTTTTAACAAAACCCATAAAACTTTCTTGGGCATGCTCCGCTTCCTTCATTTGCTTTGCTCGTCCTAACAAAGTAGCGTAGTTCTTTAATTTATCTTCAGGTATCAAACCTGTATGCATTACCATATTATCTTTATACATCGAAAATTTTTGCTAGACAATGAACCTATGACCTTTTCAATGTTTTAGGGGGGTAGGGGCGACTGATCATGAATAATGTTTTGAAATTTCGAAAATTTTTTAGGGTCTCGAAAAACTATCCAAAACAAGGTATTACGTGGAGTGTAATACCTAGCTCGGTCTATATAGGGGGGGTTGGGGGTGTAGGGGGGGCAAGGGTTGCCCCCAAGTAAATGCAAGGTAGGTAAAGCAATAACCCACCTTGCAACGTGCAACCTACCCCTTTTTAGTAGGGTTTATTGCTTGTAATTTAATAAAGCTTGTACCCCAAGTTGGGTTATTAGTAGGCATAAAGCCACCATTTAATAACGCAAGTGTAACAATTGGGCTACTTTTACTATGCCCAACATTTACCTTTGCGCCGTTAATAATAGTGCTTACACCATTGTTTAATATAACACTTAAATTGTGGTTGCCCTTGTAACCATGTACATGCCAATTAATAAGCGCACTACGTACGCCCCCTAAACTTGCCAGCACTTTGCCACGCCCACCAGTAAAGCCAAATGGGGTTGGGTTGTTGCCTTTGGTAAGGTTGCAATTACTTAATGGTATAACCTTGCAAAGCATAAGGCTACCCCCACAATGGTTTGCAATAAATGTACGTATGCAATTGTATGTTAGTATTTTGCCGTTGCTTATTTGTAAGCTAGGTGTTGCCTTAACTGGTGCTGTTTTAGTAGTAGTAGTTTTAAGTAGTGTTTGCATTTTAATGCCCCTTGTATTTTGTACCACTTGGTACGTTATGTAGCTAAATTGCTACTTATAAACAGTATATATTATAACTAATAATAATACAAGCATTATTTATAAATATTTATAAATGTTTATAAATGTTTATAAATATAGATCGCACGTGATCTATGTATATATGTATATGTATAGATTAAATAAGATAACACACAACAACATACAAGAGTCAATGTCGGAGTAACATTAGAAAAAGACAACAACAGCGAGGAGTAACAAGAAACAAAGAAGAAAGACCATTGGTTTATCCTTAGTAAGTTAGTTTAATAAATAACAATACCATTACATACAAATTAAGAAGCTCTTTTATTATGCTACTTCTTCTGAGTATGATCAAACATGATCGGGATCCACTAGCTGTAAAAAAGGGAGCTTGTTAGAACTCCCTTTAAACTTTAACCTTTGACGACGAGCTTTGCGTATGGAGTCATCCAGTATTTACTGGAAGGTGAATATCCACCATGCAACAGAGCATGAAGACAGACAGGCTTACTTGCCGAATGTCCAAGCTTAGTGGCTCTAGCTAATATGGTTTTTAAGGATGTATCACCCTTATAACCTTTAAGCATCCAGTCTTGTATCATGCGTCTTACACCATCTGGTTTCCCACCATAGCCAAAAGGAACAGGCTTGTCCCCTTTTAAATCTACGTTAGGCAACGCAACGATATGAACATTCGCCTCGTTTCCACCTGCATGTGTTTTGATAAAAGTAGTAATGTCTAGGTAAGATAACTCTTTACCATTAACAAGTAACTCAACAGACTTCACAACTGCTTTAGTTGGAGCCTGAGGTTTAGTAGCTAGTTTAGTCATTGAACATCTCCCTTTCTACGGAGTTAAGTTGTTATTAACAATTAAGTAAGAATACCATTATGTCGGTCAGTATGCAAGTCTTTTATAATCAATTATAATCTTTTATAATCGTACCTTCCCAGATCAAGGTTGATCAAGTAAGATCAAGTAAGATCAAACGTGATCCATACTCCATGGTTTATGGCCAGAGGTTCGTTGATCAAGGTTGATCGTTCTTCTCTCTCGTGAGAGTGAGAAATTAAGACAAAAAATGATTCATGATCCCTTTCCAGTCGTACGGGATAGTGGTAGAGTAATCAGGAATCAACTCTCCTTTATTCTCAGTCAAACCTCCAATCTCCATCGCCCTTCCACCACTAAATATATTTAGGGTACGGGAGGAAGGATGAGCAACCAAGTTCCAGACGTTGCCAGATTTAGAAAAATACTGAGTCTGCCACGATATTTGATGGGGACTTAATCGTAATGACTTTAGCGACTTTAACCTGTGGACTTTCAATTCTACCCAAAAAGCATGACCATCTACCACACCATGCAGATCGGGTATTCCGGGCAAAGCCCATGATTCTATGCGTGTCCAAAAGACTCCGCAGTATTTAGTATTGTCTCTCAAATTTTGCCACAGTTTAGACTCTGGTTTTGTTACCATTTTAAGTTTTTTGTTTCAAAGTGTTGCCAACTTTTGCACTCATTATCGTACAAATATACCCACTCTGCGTTGCACTCAGTAGCTTGTTTTTTTAAGTCGGGTAAGTTTTTTGCTTGCTTACTTGGATTCTCATAAATTTTTCCCCAAGGTTCTATTGTTGCCCTGTCTCCTTCAATCAATAAGTATTTAACTTTTTCTGGTGTGCTATAATAACCGTTGAGTTTGCCTAACATATTGTCTGGGTCTCCGTCCCAATGGCAATATATATTTTCAAAAGTGTTGTTTGTTTTTACTGCAATTAAAGATCTTGTAGCCATTTTATTCTACCCTTTCTAGGTGTGTTGTTTAACTTATAAATAAGTATAGCAACCCCCCCAAAACGGGAGGGTCTTTTTTTATACTACTTACTCAAGTCTTTGTTTACTTAAAGTAAACAAATATACCGTGACTGAAAGCTGGGTCATGGCACTCTAAATAATAAATGTCCCATAAATAGTTTCTATATTTATGTACCCATTTGGTTAAACTACTATATGTTTGACCACCCATACTTACTCGCATACTGTGTGTACTGTTGGCAAACTCTGTGTCTTCTTTGCCATTGTCAAGCTCTATATCCATGTCAGGATTAGGAA